ATTGTAAAAATAAAGGTATAACTATTAGTGATATAACAAAAGACAATGGTGTATCTGGAAGACATATGAAAAATTTTACAAACGGTAATTTAGGGAGATTAATTACATACCTCATTGAAGATGATACAGATAGTTGTATTATTATATATAATATAGATAGATTATGTAGAGATATCCAAGGAGGTTTAAACTTTTTACAAAAATGTGAAGAAAATGATATTGATGTTCATTTTGTAATGGAAGATGTAGTATGGAATAAACATACTTCATCCTTTAATAAGAAAAATATTAGAGATGGATTAATGACAGCACAGCACTATTCAGACCAATTAAGTGAAAAACTTATAAAATCTACGGCTTTACGCAGAACTAAAGGACACGCAATCGGTAAAGCACCATATGGTAAAAAAGCAGGTAAAAATAAAAATGGTATTCGAAAATTTGCGAATCATATAGGAGAAATGAATGTTAAAAATAAAATAATGAAAAATTACAAAAAGTTTCATATTATTCAAAAATTATCTAAAAATAAAAGTTATACTAAAATTATTAGGGAACTTAAAACAAATATTAATACACAAACAAAACGTGGTAGAGAATGGAAACCACATATGATAGGAAATATAATTAAACAAACTCTTAAAGAACAAAGAGATTTATCTAATTTAAATTTGAATAATATGAATTTGTAAATATATAAAATTATATAGTTACCTATACATAAAATATAAAAACAATAAAATAAAATATAGAAAAATTAAATTTTTTTTTGTTGATTTTCTAATATTAGTTCTAATTCATTTATCATTTTTGATTGACATTCAATTTGTTTTTTAATTGTTTTAATATCTTCTATAGATATAGATTGTAATGTATTATTATAACTAGGTGGTTCTTGATGTTCTTGATGTTCTTGTGATTGTTCTTCATATTCTTTATTAATAGAGTCAGTAGTCTCTTCAATCATTAATATTTGTTGTTTGTTTAGTTCATTATATGTTTTAATTATTTTATTTCCTAAAACATTACTCCCTTCAATTGCTTTCTGCGATGACCATAATAATACATTAAAAGATACATCTAATATCATATACACTAATGTTCCTAACATAATATAATTTATAATATAATTTATAATATACTTTATATATATATATATATATATGCTATATTATAGTTATAAAAAAATATTAATTTATCATTTTATAAACAGTTTTACTTATAAGTATAAATATTAAGAATGATATAATAATAAAGACTAATCTTATATAATATAATGCCTTAAATTTTAAATTGTCATAATTGTTATTCTCATTTAATATGGAAATATTATCTTCAAAATTAGTTGTTTTAGTTGTAATATCTGTTAATTGTTCTTTAATTTTTTTATATTGGTTTTTTTCTTTTTCAAATTGATGTAGGAATCTCGCATTTTTGAAATTTTTTGTAGTTACTTCTGATGTTTTTATATTTAAATAAGTTGTAATAATATTAATTAAATCATATTTTTCTAAAAGTGTATTTATGTTATCTGAACTTATAGTCTTAATTTCTTCATTTAAAAGAGTTTGTTTTGCCGAGTCTATATTATTATCTTCAGATGTCGAATAATTCTCTGGGTTTTCATTTTTTATTTTTTCTATAAATTTTAATATAAAATCTTCTAATTTTTCTTCCAACATTAATAATATGTCGCTTTTTATAATACCAGTCTTTATATTAATATTAACAGGTTCGAAAATACATATATTATTAGATGATATATCAGTCGATAATGAAACATTTCCATCAGAAAAATCTAATCTATACTCTGGGTGAAGAACGGATTCTATATAATATTTATTGGGATTATTAAAATTATTTTTTTCTACTAATATTAATTTCCATAAATTTGATTTATTTAATATTTTGTTAGATTCAACTATTTCAATAATTTTATTATTAGTAATAATAAGACTCTTACTATTTATATCGGTGAGTTTTATAAAATCTGAATTATCTTTATTAACCTTCCATACAATATTTAATTCATTATTTTCTACAATATCAACATTTTCAATTAATTTAATTTTATTATCTAATGAAATTATATATTTATTGTCAGTTGATTTAATAGAAAAAACAGTGTTGTTTTTATCAAAAAAAGGATTACTTAAATAGTTAGAACCTCTATTATATAAACTATAACTCTCTTCATTAGTAGTGCTTGCTACTGGTATATCCATAAAATCATTTGGTTCTTCTATTTCTTTTAAAGTTGTATATAATTCATTTTTCTCTTCTAATGATATTAAACCTGAATTATACCATGTTTCTATTATTTTATTTTTCATTTTTATATATTCATTATAGGAATTCATGATTATATAGTTTGATACTATTTAGATTTTTTTTACAATTCTATTATAATTTAATTATCTATTATAATTTAACAATATAAAAATAATTAAATATCAAATTGTTGATTTTTATGTTTTTCACATAAATGAAAACTTTTATTTTTTAAATATTTCGCCCTATTTTTACAAATAGAAGTATTATTTTTTTTATTAAAATAAACTCCCTGACACATATTTGGTTTAACATCTATATTCATGAAAACTGGTTCATATGATGTATTAATAGACGATGAAAATTGTGATTGGTTATTAAATTTAAACATTTAATATATTATTTTGTATTTTAATAAAAATAATAGTAATTCTTTAATTATATTTTTAATATAATTAAATATTTTTAAGTTTCAATTTTAATTTTTAAATATTTTAAAAATTTAAATAATTAAATAAAAAAATGAATAAAGTTTTAGAAGAAGAACTTATTATTAAACAAGAAGATATAGAAGAAGCAATAGATTATATTGAAACAGAAGAAGATGTAGAAGAAGATGTAGGAGAAGATATTGAAGAAGAAGAAATAGGAGACATAGAAGAAGAAGAAATAGGAGACATAGAAGAAGAAGAAGAAATAGGAGAAATAGAAGAAGAAGAAATAGAACAAGAAGAAATAGAAGAAAAATATGTTGAAGAAGAAACAGAAAATCTAGCAAATACAACTAAAATGGTTGAAAATGAAAAAAATACTATTAATCAAATGTATATATTAAATTTAGATAGTAAAACTGAAAGATGGGATACTATTACTAATAAACTTAAGTCAGTTGATAATCAATTAACTTATTATCAATTTTGTGGTATAGACGGTAGCAAATTAAATACTAATGAAATAAGAAGTAATGTTCCTAACACAAGTGGGCGATTTTTTATGACACCTGAAATATACGGTAAAGCACAAAGTCATTATCTTTTATGGAAAAACATTTTAAAAGAAAACATGGAAAACAATCTTACACATAAAGATTGGTTTCTTGTATTAGAAGATGATGCTATTATACCTGATAATTTTAATGATTATATTAATAATTTACAACAATTCCTTGATACTATACCACCTGATATAATTGATAATACAGATATGTTTAATCTTTCACCAGTTGGTGATTATTGTAAAAAGAAAAATTTCCATAATAAAGTAATGACTTTATTAACATCTATAGGAACAACTATTAAATCTAAAAGGAAATTTGATAATAGTGTATTACATCAACTAGATATAATGAAAGAAAAATGGTCTTTATTGAACTCCAATTTCCCATTATGCACTCACGCTTATTTAATAAATAAGAAACAAATTGAAAACTTAATAAAAATAATTGATGAAAGAAAAATATATTATCACCTTGATTGGATGTTAAATTTTGAAGGATTAAACATTAATAGTATCACACCTATCTCCATAAAAAGAGGGGGATTTAACGACGCTACAACTTCTACACTTACCAACCCATCTCTACCAGTCAAGGTATTTACAATGTTTAATAAAGAACTGGCGTGTGATTTAGGAAAACCAGCATTTAATATTATGGGAATGTATCAAATTAATATATTGATTATTCTTTATGCTATCTTTATACTTATTTGGGAAGCATTGAATATACCTGGACGATTAAATGATTTTTTTAATAGGGTTTAGGGTTAATTGACTTTCGTAATCATAAATTACTAGCCCCAAATCCTTCATAAACAGAAGGCTTTCTTTGAAATTTTAGTGATTGTGTTGCTATTTGTGGTAGTGGTGCTTCTGCTGATGTGTTGATTATATAATCTCCAAGTGTCCTATGAATAAATACATATTGATCTTCCGTCTGCACCATACCTCCTCGATCTTTTCGCATTGATTCCACGAGTGTAAGGACATTTGTTGTTTTATTTGCATTTAATTGTTTCATACCCATATCTATACCTATAAATGTTCCTGTTCTTCCAATTCCTGCACTGCAATGGACAACCAATGGAGGATTTTCTTGTGTATCATTCCATTCATTGACATCTTTGAGCATCTTAGGTACTAAGGTAGCGTTATCAACGTCGGGGACGCCGTAATCCGGCCACTTCTCAAACCAAAAATGCTTCACAGTCCGAAAATCATTATTGTTTAAGTTGGTAACTTTGAGTTCTGTGACCTTGTATCCATCCTTGTTAGAGACAGAATTGACCACAACTTCGATATTGCCGTAAACGACAGTGTCTGTCTCTGTCTCTGGCCAGTACCGAGCACATTTCACCCTTTCTTTTTCACGCAGCCCAGTCACCATCACAATTGAACAAACATTTTCTTGCCAGACCATATGCCAGAAATGGTTTAGGGTCGTATCTTTTGGACCCTGTGCAGCAATGTAACATTTATCAGCGTTATCAAATCCCTTGATGAAGTTTGCGTTGATGTATTTAGATTTCGGGACGCCAGTCACTTCAAGATCTTGATGAAGAACGACGCGGGAATGATTGTTTGGCAATATGTTAGAGTACCTGTTGAACATTTTAAAGTTATTTCCCTGTTCCATTGTTCCTCCCATAGACACTGGTTTTCCGACTTCTTCAGGTAGTGAATTAATATCGGGGTTGTTCTTTTCCAGAACACTGAATTTCATCTCATCTAACTTTTTGGTTCCTGTAGCTTTGTCCATTTCTAATTCTGGTAATAATGTATATGTAGTATCTGTTGCAAGTAAATCATATATTTGTTGTCTTTTTGGGTTTTCTGCTATTAATTTTCCCAAGTCATTCTCTCTTAAGTCTACTAATTTATAAAGAATATTTTTAAAGAATTCTTGTAATTGGTTGATACACAGCAGTAATTTTTTATTGTCATACTTAGAGTTAACTTGAAACTGAAATGTTTCACTTGTATAACCATTATTAACTAATGTAAATTGTAGTTTTCTTTCTTTGAATATTACATCCATTATTAATTTATAGTT